AGCACTTGTACCTGTTAGGTTAGTGTAAGTACCACTAGAAGCAGATGGAACACTAGTTGAAGTTGTAAGTCCAACTGTATTGATCTTACCTTGACTTAAATCAAAACCACCAACATCAGTACCAGCAATAGAGACTGTATTAGTTACAGTGTATCCAACACCAGCATTTACAATGGTTGCAGATGCAACACCACCATTTGTACTGTTTCTTGTAATGGTGAATGTAGCAGCAGAACCACCACCGTTAGTAGTACCACCAACTCCAACATAAGATTGGTCTTGCTGACCATTGATCTGAGATGAAGTTGTTATTCCTATAGTTTGTATCGAGTCTTCTGGTGACATTACATCGCCGTCAGAGTCGAGAATTGTTAATCTTTGGCCTTTTAAGAACGAAGCATATGCACTATTTTCAGCATAGTTTACGTATTCTTCTTTTCCAGGTTCTGTGCCACCCGTAGAGACTCTGGATCGTACTTTGACCGTTATAGTACTTTGTAAAGTATCAGGAGCGTTAACTACCTCAGTAATGATACCTTTAAGGTAACCAGTAAACATAGAAGTGCTTCCTGCACCAGGAATTACTTGACCACTAATGTCAACTGTTACACCATATCCAACTGCTGCACCCATATCGGTTACAGAAGTTGTTGCGATACCGATAACTTGATCTCCTAAGTCATCAATATAACAAACCTTTAGAGAATTTCCCCATCGTCCTGGGTTCTTTGCTGCATATAGGAAGTTTGATGCTGCGTCTATGTAGTTAGTGTTATAGTCGTCAAAGTTTTTAATCTTTGTACCTGCTATAGCAGATGTACCTACACCAACGTTTGAGTTAGCTAAGTTATCGTCATCGGTTCGTATTACCTTAAGCACACCACCATACGAGAGGTATTGTGATGCTGACATCCAGTATTCATACTGGGCATCGTCATCATAAGGCTTACCGAATGTAGTTATCAGATCTTGCTCTGTGGCAATATTGATCGGTTCTAATACGGGACCAATTTCAAAAGGTCCAGCAATACCTCCAATATTGTCAAGAACGTTTTCCGCTCTACCTACCGTTAAGTCAACTTCTCTAGTCAGTACACCAGGAGATAATTGAGGAGTGGCCATGTTCTATGTCTCCAAAAATTCTCAGTTTTGTTCTAGAGATATTTATTAAAATATTTAATTTGAAGGGGTTACTACCTATAATCCCACATGTAAGACATATCACCGTACTCGTCAGTAAACCATCTATCTCCAGTAGAGTCTACAAAACTATCTTCATCTAATCCATTCTCAATAAAACCAAATGGAGCCATATCTTGTTCTATTTGGTTTTTTTGCTCTTCATATAATCTCTTACGAACATCCTGATCAGTAATCTCCTTAAAATAGTCTTGTTCTACTAACCATGCATATATGACAAGGCACATTGCAAGGTCATCATTACATCCTTCTTCTGCCTGAAATGAATTACTCTTCTGAATAAACGTAGTCAATTCACTAATAATCTCATAATCTTTAAATGTAATTTTGTCAGACTCAATTAAAGTTTTTAAGTTTAGACATCCAACCTTTTTAACCGTTTTAGACATCTTGACCCCAAGTTGAGTCTTTTTACCAGAGAACCCCTGACCAACAACTTGACCTGCTCTACCTCTCATAGAACACATAAGAACATTTTCATATTCCAAGTCGTAATTAAGAATAGATGCAACTTGATCTCCTACATCATTTACCTCACATAAGATATATGCCATATTATAATTTTTGGCAAGATCATAAACTATTGAGGGGAATAGCATAGGTTTAATCTCATTGTTCCTATACTTTGCGACTAATTGATGTGGGAAGGTTGTTATATCAATAACAGTAAATGCAGAGTAATCATTACCTACACCACGAGCAACGTCAACAGTAACTACGTAATTATGATCTGGTTTAACCTCTTCATATACATCTAATCCCTTACTACTTATCTTAGGTGCTTCATAAACTAAATTCCTTAATTTATTAGGACTAATCAAAGTATCAACAGATCCTAAAAATTCGCATTCAAACTCAACACGGAATTGTTGTTCCGAAGTGTTTGCAATAGTTTGTTCCTTCCAAACCTCGTCTCGACCTGGAACATCCCACCAATTAACCTCTGTAGGAATATATTCATTCTTCTCTCGTTCAGCATCATGCCAAAGTTTATAGAAGTGATTCATCCCGTGAGGGGTAGAAACAATTATAACTTTGGTTTTTTGACCAGATGAAATAGTAGGATAAACCGAACTAAAGAACTGATCTGCTAAATGGTTTGCAACGAACGCAAACTCATCTAGGAATATAATGTTGTAAGATCCACCACGAACCGCAGAAGCAGATGTAGATGCAGCAATAATTTTGGAACCATTCTCCAATTCAAGAGATGCTTTGTTCCAAGTTAAAACTCCCTGTTGCAACCACCTAGGTAAGTTCTCATATGCAGTTTGAAGTCTATCTAATAAATCTTTTGCAGTTGATGCTTTGTTAGCAAGAATTGCTATATTAATATTGTCATTGAATATTGCATAATGAAGAAGATATGATACTACGATTGTAGACTTACCTGACTGTCTAGGTAACTTACAAATATTAAATCTATGATTATGGAATCTATCCAACATCTTCTCTTGGAAACTATATGGTTTAAATTGCTGTAAACCATAGTCCAGAGTAACTATGTTTATATACTTCTTTGCAAAATATATTGGATCATCTATACATTTAGAAAATTCAAGAACCTGCTCCTGAGTAAACTCCTGAGTAGTATTTGCCTTTTTTAATAAGGGATTACCAAGATAATGATCGACTTTTGCCATTCAATTAGTTTGTAAATCCTATTGGTGTTCCCTTTACATCAGTTCCACCACCAACGTAAACAATATCTGTTGGTTTCTTTTCTATGATTTCTGTTTGTTGTGCTAATAATGCAAAAGATCCTATAGTAGTGTTACCAGTATTATCGGATGCAATAGTAACAGTTCTGCCATCGCTGCTGGAAATGTTTACTAAACGAACGCAAGTTGCGTTGTTAAAACTAGTACCAGCACCAACTGAATCTGCTAAAACTTCATGTGTTCCTTTTACGATAAGTCTTGTCATGATTTTTTAAGTCCCGTAGTTGTATTTATTAAGAGTTGTCTTGTGCTTTCTTCTCGTCATCACGAACTTTCTTTGATTTTTTAAGGAAGTTATCTAAATTTTTTGAAGACTTAGCCTCACTTGCTTTCAACTTTTCGAGGTTTGCTCTCATAGCATCAGCAATTCTACCTTCACCCATAAAACCTTTTAAAGACTTAAGAAGTTCTTCCTTCTTCAAACCTTTAAAAGATCCTTTACCCTGTCTGATATTAGACTTACCATATGGGAATCTACCTTCCCATTCTGGGTTATCAGCAGACTTACGGTACTGTTGAGGTTGTCCTCTTTTGCCTTCTTTCTTCCTTCTACTAAAAGCATCTTTATCTGCTCTTCTACCCATTTTATAAGCAAAACCTTTACTTACTTTAGTACTTGCAGCATCCTTTTGAGCATCAGACATACCAGCAGTATGTGATGCAAAGCGATTCTCATACTGAGGATGACCTTTTATGTTCTCCTCTCCACCATGCTTTTTAGCAAGAGCCTTTCTCTTCTTCTCATAATCAGGAGATTTAGTGTTGTCATACTTTGCCTTTGCTTCTTTTACTTCCTTCTTATGATGATCTCCACCACATGTTATACATGGAACTTTACCACAATCGCATTTACATTTAGATTCTTCAATCTCTAATTCTTCTTTAGTTACCTTGATGATTGGATTACTGTCATTATCCCACTGGGCTTCCTGACTAGCAAGATCATACTGATCAAAGTATTGAACTTTACAACCAGGATATACCTTAACTACTTCATCTTGAACATCCTTTCTTGTTGGTTTAGTTGCTTGAGGGAAGAACATCTTAATGTTATACATCTTACCTCTCCAACTCACACCAACCATCATAAGATTGCCGAATTCTGATGGTAGCCTTACTGCTTCATCAACTGTCATTTGGAGTTCCTCCGATTGTTTTTTCTTCTCAGGTAAACCTTTGTGCTTTGTAGATGCAAAATCTTTTACATCTTTAGTCTTCATATTACCAGCAGCTTTTGCAACCTCTGGTGTAGAAGCTTCACCAGTTCTTTTCGCATGAAGAACTGCACCCATAAACCTTTGCTGTTTTTTAGAGACTGCTTCTTC